ACAATGCATTTCAAATTTAATGATAATTCTAATTGTGATTATTTAGCTTTAAGATTTGATATTGATGATGGCGACCCTTTAGGCGGATCTACTACATGTTATTTTGATAGAGTAACATTGCATCCAGCTGATATTGGTATAAGAGATTCTGCAATGGACGGCACATCCGGTGAAAATAAATTAGATGATACATCTTGGGGGACATACTAATGGTAAGAAGAAAAATAATAATAGACAGTGGAAGTTGTGCAGCTGCAATTAACGTATTAGAACAAAGAGATGCAGTATCATTTCATGCAACAGGTTCATGTGATACATCAGGTTGTGTTTATTTTGAATTCAATTTAGATAATCAAAATGATAAACTAAGTACTGAACTTTATATAGAAGATGCAGTACAATATTATAAAGACATTGAATGGAGTATTGCTCCAATAATACCAACAGGGTCATTAGACCCAAATGATCCAGTAGTAATTCAGTTAGGGTTGTTGTAAGTATGGATATTTATATAAAATGAAAACATTAGGACATCAAATAGTAGAAATGGCATTATCGGAGTCGCCGGTAAAAACCATATTAGTTGTTTATCCAGGCAGATTTCAACCTATGGGACAGCATCATGCTGCTGTATATAAAAAATTAGCTAGTAAATTTGGAAAATCTAATACATTTGTAGTAACATCGGATAAAGTTGCTTTACCTAAATCTCCATTAAATTTTCAAGAAAAATATTCTGTAATGAAGAAACATGGAGTGACAAATGTTGTTCAAGTTAAAAACCCATATCAAGCACAAGAATTGACAAGTAAATATGATCCAGAAACAACTGCATTGTTATTTGCTGTAGGCGCGAAA